AGCGACGGTACGGACACGTTTGGCGATTTTGGATTTAATGGCAGTGCTATACTCATCGACGCAAGAAACGGATCCAGTGACGGCGCTATTTTATTTAGAGGCTTGGGTGGTGGTACAGCTACGGAATATGCGCGATTTAATTCTAACGGTAACTTAGGACTGGGTGTCTCGTCGCCCGGTGCTCTTTTGCACCTTGGCACTGCGGGACCGCAGATACGGTTTGAGGACACCGATGCCACGGGTACATGTAGGATATTTCAAGCTGGGGCTAGCTTTACTTTTCAGGCAGACCCGAGCGATGTCGATGCAAACAGTAAATTTGTATTTTCAGTAGACGGCACTGAAAAGTTCCGGGTAGATGACGCTAAGATCGTCGCTTTTTGCGGATCAGAAATAGAACACACAGCGGTTACTTCTAGCTCAAACGCCGCTACGATTGATTTGGATGATGGCGATAGCTTTACACATGACCTTACTGAGAACGTCACATACACCTTTAGCAATCCGGCCCCAAGTGGCAGGGCGACAGCTTTTATCTTAAAGGTAATTCAAGACTCAACCGCACGGACAATCACATGGCCGTCAAGCGTTGACTGGGCTGGTGGCACGGCACCAACCCTATCTACTGGTAACAATGACATTGATGTGTTTGTGTTTTACACCAACGATGGGGGCACCACTTACTACGGATCCATCGTAGGTCAGGACTTCGCATAATGAGTTCGGCATTACTTACATTGGCAAGTAGCGGAGGCGGGGGAGTCCTTACGGGGCTTCAGTTCAACGAATATGTAGAGGATACTAACACTGACACTCTCTCAGTCAACATAGGCAATTACCAAGCGGATCGCGTGGTGATTATTCTAGCTAGTGTTAGTAACGATGCTGGTGGTGCTAATTATCCTAATGTATTAAACATGGATGGCGGCACAACCGAGGTTAGTGACACTGCTTTTACAACGAGCGGCGGAGTAAGCGGGCCTATATTTGCCATCTCAGATCGCGGTGCGTTTAGCGGCAAAACGTCCATAAATGTCAATGTCGAAATGAACAGCTCTGCTAGTGTGCTAAGGTTTATCGTGGCTTCTTATACATATTATGGCGGAACGGCAACGCCTGATATTACTGAAATTAATGACAGCGAATCAAACTTCACCAGAACCCGCTCATTAACATTAAGCACTCCTACCCCTGACTTTATGTTTTGTCTGGCTCATGGGGGAGGATCAGATATTGCATATACAGCGCCCAGCGGCGCAACACAGCAGTCAACCTATACTGTTGGTTCTGGTGACTATGCGCGATCGCAACATATCGAAGACCCTGATTCTGGCGATTTAACGTCAACTGTTGAGCAAGCTAATATTGATTTTTTATTGCTGTATGCCGCCAAGATTAATGTGAAATAAGGAATATCAATGTTGTATGTATTAGCCCCAAATAATGTAGTTGATACGTTCCCATACAGGGTTGTAGACCTTAAATCGGACAACCCTAATACGTCGTTTCCAAGCAATCCCTCCGATGCTTTGCTGGCTGACTGGGATGTCTTTCCTGTTACGGAAGCGGCCAAGCCCTCTTACGACGACGATGAGACGGTTGATCGCAACTCAACGCCTACACTTGTAAACGGCGCTTGGGTTGTTGGCTGGACAGTCAGAGACCTTACGCAGGCTGAAATTGATGATCTTGCGGTTGATGTGAGAGCAGAAAGAAATCAAAAACTTGCTGATTCGGATTGGACGCAGATGGCCGACTCGCCTTTGTCAGACTCAGATAAGACCGCATGGCAGACTTACCGCCAAGACTTACGGGACATTCCAGACCAAGCTAGTTTTCCCACTACTGTTACATGGCCTACTGAGCCATAAGGAGAAAGCACCATGGCAATACTTCAGTTGATATCAGATCTAGCGGCTATTGCTCCTATGATTGTAACTGTATGTTCAATCATCGCCGCAACAACACCGACGCCGAAGGATGATCAATGGATAGCAAAGTTATATCGCTTTATCGACATCATGGCGATCAACATAGGCAAAGCGAAACAGTAGTCCCCGAGTCACGGGCAATCTGGTATCGCAAGATTGACGAGTTAAACAAGCAGATTGAGGAACTTGTTGATACCCGAAACCACCTTTATCGCCTGATGCTGAGTAGTGTATCCGATGAGATTACTGACGCTGATTATGCTGTGCTTGATGAGTGCCATGACTATTGCCCAGAGCGAGACGGATCTGGACCCCGAACCGCGAGGGACTTCACCTGACGCCCCAACGGACGGCACTGAGCAAAACGGCAATCTTAATACGATTAAGCAAAACTCCACTGAGGACAGCTACAACAGTACTAAGAACTATAACGGCGCAGGCTCTAGCGGTATGCCTGTGTCGTCTGCAATTGCACCCTCTCTAATAACCTCGCAAGGCCCAGAATCTTGTTTGCAGTCTTCGGCGGCAAGTATGCAGTTAGCAGGTGTAGGTGTTAGTCGTGGTTCTTATTCTACTGATGAAAATTGCGAGCGGCGTAGAGACGCAATAACTCTTAACAATTTGGGGTTAAAAGTAGCCGCTGTTGCCAGAATATGCCAATCTGACGAAAACTGGTTTGCTATGATGATGGCCGCAACCCCATGCCCATTAATACGAAATGGTAAACTTGTCGTTGGTAAAAACGCGCTTTTGCTTATCAAGCAGTACCCAGACCTGTATATTCCAAATTACAAACAGCAAAAAACCTATTATGATTCCATATTAGGAGTGGGGGAAGAGGTAGAAAATGAAGAGACAGATACTCGCACTTTGTCTGATCGCTACCGCGCAAGCAGGCAAAACGACGGAAATTGATGATTTAGTCAACACTTCTCAATCTATACGTGACTCGTTTAAGTATGGTATCCAAGCTGTTGGCGGCATGATTGAACACACTCAATCTGGCGGTATAGCCCCTACAGGTACGGTTGTACAAGGGTACATAACACAAGCGCAAGCAGAAGCCTATAATAACGCTCTAGTCACTGTCAAAAACACTGTATATAGCTACGACCCCGGTGCACAACAATATTTCGACGACCAAGCACAGCAAGCAATGAGCGAGGTTAACGCCGCCGTGGACAATTTCGTGCAGGCGGCAGAGGTGCTAGTAGAAGTTGCAACAGTCAATGAAATGGCGCAAGAAGCGCAGGTAAGTGGCGATGCTAGAGACTCTATTGCTATACAAGAATACACTGATCAAAATGACGTAATACTCGATGAAACGGAACGAGTAGCTTACAACGATGCACTTGATCTAGTAGAAAATACAACACAGGTAGCGGCGGCTTACTACGCGGTTGCAGGAGACGCAACTCTCATAGAGACCGCAAACAGCGCCGCAGAAAGCATGCTGGTTACATATGCAGAAGCCTCTCAAAGCTATTTTGATGTGGCAACTGGAACCATGTCCGTAGAATGGGCCAATCAAACAGCCATCGTGTCACTTGATCTCAACGCATATTGGAAGAGTGAAACAGACATAATTACCGCAGGCTCCGCAAGCATGTTCTTCAAAACTTCTCCTGAGTCAGGTTGTTGGTTTATCAGCGATCCCGTAGAAAAAGAGGCTTGTGAGTTCGGTGGATGATATTGAATTACAAGTAGGTGAGACGCGACTCAAAGGTGTTTGGATCGCAGTTGTTTTAAGTTTTGCTTCGACAATCGGCGGTGGTATATGGGCGGCTAGTGAGTTTTTCAGTCGTTTAGATAACCAAGAAGTAGCCGTAGAAGAAGCGATCACTCAAGCCGACAACCTCGCACAGAGGTTTGATGATTTAAAAGAATTAAACACCATGCGGTATGCAGACTTCCAGAAAAAAATGGCAGAAACCGATTTGGCTTTAGAAACAGCGGATGTTAGTCAGTTACAAGGCCGTCTCGCCACTATCGGAGAAAATCTTTCCCAGATCATGGAAGCGCAAAAGGAGCTGTTGCAGTTGCGTGACCGTATAGCCGCAGTAGAAAAATCTAACTCCGAAAGCGTCATGAAAATCGACGCAAAACTTGAATCTTTGTCACGTATAGAAGCCCGCATGGTCAGATTAGAAAAAGACATGGACAGCGCTTGGATGGCAATGGATGAACTGGCAAACCCACTGGGGCGGTGATATGGATGTTGGCAAAGAAGCATTGATAAAACTGGAAGCGCATGAGAAAGAATGCCTTGTGCGGTATGAAAACATTCAGAGCACTTTGAATGAACATAAAGATCGATTTGATAAGTTAGAAAGTAAAACTGACAACGGTTTTCAGCGGATAGAAAAAATTATTATGTTTGGTGGAGGGTTTGCAACCTTCGTTGTTTCAATAGTTGTAGCACTTGCAGAGTTATTACGATGAATTTTGACAAAGTAAAAGGTGTTATAGGGGGTTTAGCTCCCACTCTTGGTGCCGCATTAGGTGGCCCTGTTGGCGGTGCCGCCGCGCAGATGCTTGCAGAAGTTCTAGGTTGCGACCCTGCTCCTGCAAAAATTGAACGTGCATTACAGCAAGCAACTCCTGAACAACTCGCGGAGATTAAAAAAGCTGAGCTTGAATTTGAAGCGAGAATGAAAGAGCTTGAGGTCGATGTGTTTGCTCTAGAAACTAAAGACATTCAAGACGCTCGTAAGAACTTTGCTCAGGATTGGACCGCACGCGTTATCGGGTTAATAATGGTCATGTTTTTCTGCGGGTTTATAACGTTGATAACTTTAGAGCCTCCCGGTTCCACATCTATGGAGCTAATAAACTTGATACTTGGTTATCTAGGAGGTCTTGTGTCTGCTGTTATCTCGTTTTATTTTGGCGCTTCTCAGAAGCAGGGATAAGTAATGAGTAAGCTAGTAAAACAACTGCGTCGGCATGAAGGTGTACGTACTCACGCTTATCGGTGCAGTGAGAACAAGATTACTGTAGGTGTAGGCAGGAATTTAGACGAAGACGGTGGCATTGGTCTCTCCGACGACGAGATCGATTACCTATTAGAGAATGACATCAAAAGGTGTAGGCAGGAGTTGGATGCGTTGTCGTGGTTTACTGACCTCAGTGCTGTTCGGCAGGACGCATTAGTTAACTTGTGTTTTAATCTTGGTATGACACGTTTACTAGGTTTTAGGAAGGCGATGGCGGCGATGGCTGTAGGCGATTATCAAGAAGCCGCCGATGAATTTTATGACTCTCGTTGGGCAAAACAGGTGGGATCAAGAGCAGATGAAGTCTGTGAAATGATTCGTACAGGCCGTTACGGGGAAGGGTATGCGTGATACTTAGCACGTAGAGTGAGTAAAGTATGGCCTTAAAAAAGCTGGTTTTTAAACCCGGAATAAATCGGGAAGTTACTCGTTACACTAATGAGAACGGTTGGTATGACTGCGATAAAGTGCGGTTTCGTCAAGGGTTTCCTGAAAAAATTGGTGGTTGGGAGCGTATATCCGCCAATTCGTATCTAGGCGTTGTAAAGTCTCTTTTAAACTTTATCACTCTTGGAGAGGCCAACCTGCTAGGTGTAGGCACCAACCTTAAGTTCTATATAGAGCAAGGTGGTGAGTACTATGACATCACTCCTATTCGAGCTACTACTGCGGCTGGCGATGTTACTTTCTCTGCAACGAGTGGTAGTTCAACTATTACCGTTACTGATACTTCTCACGACGCATTAGAAGGTAATTTTGTTACTTTTAGTGGCGCAGTAACACTTGGAGGTAACATAACCGCAGATGCACTCAACCAAAACTACGAAGTGCAGACTGTACTTACAGCGAACACCTACACAATTACCGCAAAAAATACTAACGGAGATACTGTAACTGCTAATGCTAGCGATACAGGTAACGGAGGGGCATCGGTAGTCGGAGCATATGAAATATACACTGGAGTCCCCAATGCTATTCCTTTTGTTGGTTGGGGTGGGGGTAGTTGGAGTAGCGGCGTATGGGGTACTGGAGGTACTTCTGACAAACGTTTGCGTTTATGGAGCCAGTCTAACTTCGGCGAAGATCTCATATTTGGTCCCCGTGGTGGGGCGTTATATTACTGGGATGCTACAAATGGGCTTGATACTAGAGCATTAGAACTAAGCGCGGCATTTTCTGGTAGTGCATCAGACGTACCTACAAAACAGAATTTTATACTAATATCAGATGCTAGCCGTTTCGTTTTTTGTTTTGGTACAAACTTGCAAGGGTCTTCAACCTTTGACCCCATGTTAATACGATGGTCAGACCAAGAAGACCCTGCTAACTGGTCACCTGCATCAACTAATCAGGCCGGATCATTAAGACTTTCTAGAGGTTCTATAATTGTTACGGCCCAACAAGCTCGTCAAGAGGTACTTGTTTGGACTGATTCTTCGTTGTATTCGTTACAGTATCAGGGCGCACCAATTGTTTGGTCTTCACAGTTGGTTGGTGACAACATATCTATTGCTTCGCAAAACGCCGTTGCCTATTCGTCAGGTATAGCTTTCTGGATGGGTAAAGACAAGTTTTATGCCTACGATGGACGTACACAAACACTCCCATGTGATGTTAGACGGCATGTATTTAACGACTTTAACTTATTGCAGTACGACCAAGTATTCGCAGGCACTAACGAAGCGTTTCACGAGGTGTGGTGGTTCTATTGTTCGGCGTCTAGCGAGACGATAGATAAATACGTTGTATATAACTACTTCGAAGAAACTTGGTACTACGGAAATATGGCACGTTCTGCGTGGTTAGATACAGGCTTCCGCAACCACCCCATAGCCGCAACATACATTAACAACCTTGTAGAGCACGAAATTGGTACGGATAACCGAGAAACTGATACCGCTGTTGCCATAGAAGCCTCGATTACTTCGGGGCAGTTTGACATAGAGGACGGCGACAGGTTCTTTTTTATTTGGCGGGTTATGCCGGATATGACGTTTGACGGGTCTAGTGCTGACTCTCCTAGTGCAACTATGACTCTGTTACCACAAGCAAATTCTGGTTCAGGGTACAACGATCCTACGTCAGAAGGTGGTACAAACACTGGAGATATAACGCGGTCGGCAACGGTGCCGGTGGAAGAGTATACGCAACAAATAAACACGCGGGTGCGTGGTAGACAGTTAGCTATAAAAATAGAATCAGATGATTTAGGAGTGAAATGGCAGTTAGGGTCGCCCAGAATTGATTTGCGACCTGATGGGAGGCGTTAATGTCAAATGAATTAGATCGTCCTGCTCCTCCAGCTCTACCTTTACCACCTGAAGTCTATGGCCGCCCGTTCATGGACCAGAAAAATAACGTTCTGCGCCTGTTCTTTACGCGTTTAATCAATGCGCTTGATGGTTTGTTAAGTATTAATGATGGCGGCAAGTTTTTGTACATGCCACGGGGGCTTTTTTACAGTACTACTGACCAAACAGCGGCATCTGCAAACACAGGCTACCCTGTTGAGTTTGAAAATACATATATTGGGAACGGCGTTTCAATCGGCGGTACGGATAATACGCGTATTACTGTCACTGACGACGGCGTTTACAACTTTCAAGTCACTTTGCAGTTAGAACACAACAATGGGTCATCGTGCTCTTTATTCGTATGGATTAACAAAAATGGTACTGACCAGCCATATGGTGGGCAACACCAAGCAATTAAAGGCAACGACTACCAAGTCAGCCATTGGAACTTTTCGATTGATCTAACGGCGGGTCAGTATATAGAAATGTATTGGGCGACGGACGATACAGGCCTTAACTTACATACAGAAGCCGCAACGTCACCTCATCCGGGGATACCTTCCGCTGTAGTTGCTGTATCGTTTGTAAGTAATCTGTAAGGAGTTAGGGTGTATTACGTAGGGACAAGAAGTTTTAACAGCGCAATGGAAGCGTTGGATTACGCCCAACAAACAGGGCAACAAGTATCTTTAGTAGCACCTACATATGCCTCTAGAGATGAAGGTGTACCGTCTCAGCCTGCTCCTGCTCCAGCTCCAGCCCCTGCTCCAGCTTCAGCCCCTGCTCCAACCCCTGAACTATCGGGGCAGACGTTTATTGATGCCTTGGGAACCAATGTAGGAGGCTATGTTCCCAATATAGACTTCGAACTTTTCGACGGGATAGATATTCCTACCTACGAAGAAGTGCTCCAACAACAAGAAGATGCTAGGAATGAGTTGATAGAGACTTATGGTGACCGAGAGTTTCCTTATGTATATACGGCACGTAGTGACGATTTAAAAACCGGACAAGGCCGAAGTCATCCAGTTTTAGGTTTGTCGGTGGAGATGGTGAACGCCGGAGACTTATATGACCGTTATAACCAAAATCAATATACTCAGCGGACTTTTGGCACGTTTGATAACTATATAGGGTATCTTGATGATCTTTTGAACCTTGCCGAAGAAAATCCAGAAATTGCTTGGTGGAATGATTATGGCTTTAGAAATCTAACAGGAAGTAATCAAGACATTGCTAACTTTTATGGTTTGCATGAAGAAGATGCTCGCATGGGTAGTGGTGAGCGCATCGATGCAGAGCAAGCAAACCTATCAGACGCTACTGCCGCGTTTGACGCGATGATGGCACTTCCAGAGTTCCGACAGTTAGTTGCTGATCGCGGAATCAACGTCAAATTTAACTTAAGTGGAGATGACATATACCTATTTAACGGTCTAGGCGCTACTGAAATGTATGAAGGTGCCGATACTTTCGGTGCTTATTTTTCAACGGCAATGAATGTAGCTAATAGATTCCTTTTAGGTTATATGACGGGGATGGCGTACGGCAAGGTAGTAGGGGCGCTAGCTGACGCATCCACATCTATAGACACGTCTGGAACCATTGCTCGCGCGTTAGAAGCGCTAAATGGCGCAGGAGAGACTTCGACGACGCTTGCCGGGGCTATGGCCGTTCTTGATGCAAGTGACGTTATTATAAGCAATCTTTTTGACGTCCCTGAAATCGATCAAGAAGATGAACAAATAGAGCCTGTTGAAGACACAGAAGACACTCCTTGGGAAGTTGTATATCAGTCTCTTTTTGGCGAGCAAGGTGTGCCCGAGAGCGTTTCTCCTATCGTCTTAGATGCTGTTGAAAGAGCAAGAGATGGCGATAGATCTGCACTTGATGATATAGCGGCGGAGATAGAAGCGGCAGGTGGGTATGATGCGTGGTTGCAAGAACAAGAAGATCGTTTTTCCCCGCCTGAAGCTGAACCAGAACCCGAAGGGATCGATGCTTTAGATATTAATACCTACAACGACTACGACGACGATACTGCTCGACGGTATATGGAGCAGGCTGGTTACACCGACGAAGAAATAAACGAATACTTAGAAAACAGACCTCAACCAGAAACTCCTGAGTTTGTTTATGAGTGGGAGACCACAGGTCGATGGGCTGATCCAGATTCTGAGTTTACGATAAATCGTGATGGCGATAATTACTTTGTTGTTACTAGAAATGGTCGGTACAAACCTATAACTAGAGAAGATGCAGAAGCTATATTTGATATTGAAGACTCAGGTGCAACGCAAGAAGAAATAGACAATGCAGTCAAAGGGTATTTGGCAGAACAAGGTATTTTAAGTGGTGGAGATATATACGGTGGGTATGACGACTACGGACGCCCCCAACTAAACCCCGAAGAATTTGATGACTGGCTAACTTCTGAAGGTGAATCACGTATAGTAGAGCTTCCAACTATTGTAGAAGATGACCCCGAGCCAGAACCCGAGCCAGAGCCTGAACCCGAGCCTGAACCTGAGCCTGAACCTGAACCCGAGCCTGAACCCGAGTCAGAAGGTGGTGGTTCACAAGATGGCACTCCCGATGCAGAAGGTGATCCTTCTGAAGACAGCGATCCTTCACCTCAACCTCAACCCGAGCCGGAACCCGAGCCAGTACCTCAGCCAGAGCCAGAGCCAGAGCCTGAACCCGAGACTGAACCTGAGCCTGAACCCGAGCCAGAAGGTGGTGGTTTTCCGGGCGGCGGAGGAGGCGGAGGCGGTTCTTCGGGCGGAGGCGGCGGAGGCGGAGGCGGTGCTGGAGACGGTGCTGGAGACGGTGCTGGAGACGGTGCTGGAGACGGTGGTGGGTCAGGTAGCGGCGCTCCGGGCGGCGGTAGTAGTGGTGATGGTGCTGGTGCTGGAGACGGTGCTGGTGCTGGAGACGGTGCTGGTTCTGGAGATGGTGCTGGATCAGGTGACGGTGCTGGTTCTGGAGACGGTGCTGGAGATGGTTCTGGTACTGGAGATGGTTCTGGTACTGGAGATGGTTCTGGTACTGGAGATGGTACTGGAGATGGTACTGGTACTGGAGATGGTACTGGAGATGGTTCTGGTACTGGAGATGGTTCTGGTACTGGAGATGGTTCGGGTGCTGGAGATGGTTCTGGTACTGGAGATGATTCTGGAGACGGTTCGGGTGCTGGAGATGGCACTGATACTTCCCCTGCCCCTGAACCTGCCCCTGCCCCTGCCCCTGAATCTGGTGACGGTGGCGGTGACGGTGATGATGCCGATGGTGACGGTTCTGGGGGTGATAGTGGTGATGGAGCCGGTACTGGAGACGGTGGTGACGGAACCGGTGCGGGGGACGATGGAACCGGTGTTGATGACAGTGGTGACGATGACGGTACTGGGGGCGATAATACCGAAGGCACTGGTGGTGGTGATGGAGATGGTACTGGAGAGGGTACTGGAGATGGTGACGGTGACGGTGATGGAGACGGTGACGGCGATGGAGACGGCGATGGAGACGGCTCTGGATTCGGCTTTGGACCTCAAATTGGCCTAGGACGGGTAGACGTAAAGTCTGGTGACCCTACTAATATTGACTACATATACGACTTTAAAAGCATCTTTGCGAC